TGGAACGCTGGGAAGCTCGTCTGGGTCCAACAGAAGCCGCAGTTCAGCGTAATACTGCAGCCACTAGAGGAAACCAAGCACACAATCAGGCGGAGTATCTACTAAAAACAGCACAGCAGCTGGCACGTTCCTGTGCAAATCGCCGCAACTGTATCCGCTTCGACGACAACGGCTTGGCACGAATACCTGCCCCTATTACAAAGTGGGCACTAGAAAAAGTCCGCCCTAGCGTCCCGAAAGTTGGCTGGAGCGCATCAGGTTACGCCCGAGGATTGTCCGACTGGATCACCGAAAACGTCACCGAGATTTTTGCGTCCGAGTTTTCCATTCACCATCCAGCCGGCTTCGCTGGCACCTGTGACGCCCTGGTGGGGCTAGCCCCTAGCCGTAAAGGTTTATCAGCTGGAGCTGAAACGCTGGTAGTCGCGGATTGGAAAACCTCTGTAGGCCGCAAAACCAAGACAGACGAAGACGGACTGGAACGCCTACCACCCGACCATCAGTACCTAGCACAAGCGGGCGCCTACTCGTTAGGCCTTAGCTATTTAACAGGACTAAAACCAACTGGAGCAGCCATCGTGTTGGCACGCCGCTGCGGCACCCCCAACATTCACTACATGTCCGCTCGTGAACTCGCGGACGCAGAGCAATCTTTCCTGGAACGCTGCCACAGGTATTTCGAGAATCTCCATTCATAGCCGCAAAATTTTCATTCATGTTTAACATTTGCCATTCATAATGCCATTCAATAAACGCCATTCATAAACAGACTGGCTAAAGGCCATTCATGACTGGAACGCAAGCTAGGGGTGGCCCTTTACTCTTGTCTCAAGTGAGTCCAATGAGTCTCGCCGCTACTGCGTTGGTGCTGATCGGGATAGGGCTGGCACTTAAGGCGTTGGTGTTGCTGGTGCCGGATAGGGAGCCTAGTGGCGAGACAGTAGCCTCCCGGCTACAAAGAAGCCCCCGCGATTAAGCGAGAACTGGAACGTATCAGTCACCTGGCGGCGGTGCGAACTTGTAACGCCACCACGCGGGTTTGTGCTGGTGCTCTTCTAGCCATTCCGTCCGGGTTTGGGGCTTGATCGGCAGCAGACACCGGGTGCGGATCTTGCCGATGTGGTCGTTTACTTGGAACTCGCTGGGGCTGATCATGGCTTGGCGGTTTGAGGTTTGCGGGATGCCTGGCGCTTGCCCTTGTTTGTGCGCGGCGCCTTTTGCTTTTCCACAGGCTGAACTTGTGGATTCTGTGGAAAACCTCCAGCCCCCAGCACCGCTTCAACGGTCAAGGTTTGAGTGCTGACCTTGCCACGGTCCAAGACTTCCTGGAACGCTGCAGCCTGTCGCAGCTGTTGCTGGCGCTGGTGGAGATCCGGCAAAGTTTCAAGGTGCCAACGGCTGGAACCTATTTTTGAGGCTTCCGCGCGGTTCTCGCTAAGCCAAGCCAGCACCTCATCACCGCAGGGGTGGTTTTGTGCGAGCCACAACTTATCGGCCCATTCAATGGTGAGTCGGCGTTTCGCTTCGCGTTCCTGTTCTCTGGAACGCTTGCGCTCACGCTGCGTTGCCCATTCTCCGTTGCTCACGGCTCCCTCCGGTCGCCGTTCGCGGCAGATACCATCAACACGGGCTGGCCCGTAGCGGTTGCCATGCCGCAGTCTGTGACGTGCAGCAGCCCGCGACGCTGGAGCGATTCCGCGACGCGGCGAGTCTGCCAGTCGGGGCTGATGGTGTGGCGGCCGGGATACTTCCGGCAGAACTCCAGCATCTCCAGCTGGAGCGGTCCTAGACGTTGTGCCATGGTGCGGCGAATCAACGGATACCCTCTAACAGTAGCGCAACGGTCAACCGGCGCCGACCGTTTGAAGAACTGTAACAGTAGAAGGGCTTACGGCTGGCGCTGCTGCCATGCTTGGGGCTGAACACCTAGGGAGACGATCCCACCATGGCAAACGACTTCACCACCACTCGCAAGCTGAGCCAGGCAGACCCTGCCTACCAACAGCTGGAGCAAACCCACACAGAAGCGTGCAAAGCGGTGCACGATGCTGCAGCCAAGCCGCGCAACCTGACGCACAAGCTGCAGCGGTTGCTCCTGGCACGCGATGCGGTCATGCATTACGCCAGCGAAACCGAGTGCACCGATTCCTCACAGGACGACTTCCTGGAGCAAACCACCGCAAACCATGGGGAGACGTGGTGCGGGATGTTCAACGAGGCGGCAAACGACATCACCCAGCTGGTGTATGAAATTTGCGCCACGATCACCCAGCAGCGACTGGAACACGACCAGCTGGTGAAGGCCCGCGAAGCCGCATGGGAGGCAAAGCAAGCACGATGGGCTGAGCTGGAACGCCAGCCGGTTGACTGATCTGCTACTGTTGCACACAACCACACGGCTCACCCTATGGCCTACCAATCCCCACGCCTACGCCCTGAACGTTTTCTAGGTTTCGACTGGAAGCAGGCCACCACGCAACTGCGAGGCCTGGAACGCCAGCAAGCTCTAGCGTTGTTCCATTGGGCGGCACCGCGCTACAGCAGTCTCGGCACCGCACAAGCTGCCTACTGGAAGCGTTACGGAACCGCTGCAACCTACGCCCGCATCAATCGGGTCCGCACCTGGCTAGGCCTGGAACCCTACGCCTGAAGTGCTACAGTGTCACCAGAGCAAACCCTACCAAGGCTCACACCATGACAACCACACCCAAGACTGTTACCCGTCCGGCCACGCTTGAAGGCTGGCTTCAGGCACTGACTGGCGCGATGACGTGCACGCACCGCCCGAACGGTACGTCTTACTGGCACTTAAGCGAGGCTGCCTATTGGGAGCCGATCCGGGATGATCTCACAGCAGCCTGCATGGCTGCTCATCGTGAAGAGTTCCCAAACGACTGGCGCTGGGAGGCCATCAACGATCTGGCGAATCAGCTGCTGGCGTGGAGTGAGGCCGAACCTGAGCCCTGGGATGCTGACCGCTTCCGGGATGTCAGCTTTGAAGTGGCCGATAACCTAGCCTCACACAGCACCGTGATGCTTGCCGATTGGGTGAGCGATCATGCAGCCCGTGGAGAGTTCGACGATCCCAGCTTGGTTGAAGGGCTGAGCCCGAGCATCCCGACCCTTTTACGTTGGCGCCAGTGTGAAGAGTTGCAGTTGATGGCAGACGTACTCATCAACAGCTTTGAAGCGCTGCTGCCTGACTGACTGGCATTCCTACCGATCAACCGCACCGTTTCGGCGGTGCTTTTTTGTTGGCGTGAGAGGTTAGCATGGGTGCATCGAGTTTGTGACTCACAAGTGCCGGAATCTGAGGCCCAAGATGTAAAGAAAGAACCGCTCACCGTGGCGAATGATGAGAGCAAGCGGTGGCGCGGTGGAAGGCCGATTAACGCGGCTCAAATGGAGGAGCGGGTAACTGCTGCCTACAACCTGATGCTGACTGGTGGAAGCCGTCGCAGTAACGCTGGCCACTTAGCCTCTCGCTTCGGTGTCAGTATTCGGCAGGCAGAGAACTACATCTCAGCCGCGCAGCAGCTTCTAAAGACGGACTTTGAAGGCCAGCGAGACGAGATCCTGAACCAAGTCAATGCGCTTCGTATGACAGCGATTAACAAAGCGCTTAAGCGCGGCAACCTGCAGGTGGTGGCTCACCTGCTCGATAGCGTCGCGCGCAGTTTCGGGGAAGGAAGCCAGGAGAATCAGGCAGCGGCTGCACCCACGCTCAACATCACGGTGGAAGACAAGCGCCAGGCTTGACCGCCGGCGGCTGTTGTGCTACAATATGGGAGCAACCAAGGGTAACGCCCCATGCTCTCCTTCCTACTTCGCCCCCCTGTGTTCCTGGCTTTTATGGCCGCCACGCTTGCGTGGGGATTCTCAACACCGAGCACCGACACGCTGCTGGCACGCTGCGAGTCTGCCGGTCGATCGGCTGCCGAGTGTCGGCTGATCGTGTTGGGCAGATAAGCTCTGCTGATGTTACACAATGTGACAGTAGGGCCGCACCGCGCGGCTCTGCTGTGCTACAATACTAGAGAACAACAAGCCACACCATGGCCACCATCACCACCGCCGCCGCAATCCTGCTGGCGCTCATCCTTCTACCGCTGCTAGTCCTGCTCTGGGCCAGCGAGTCACGCCAACAACGCGCCAAGCGCTGGCGTCGCAACGGACTGACCCAGCAAGCGATCGCCGATCGGCTCGGCTGCAGCCGCACCACGGTGCGACGACTGCTGGCGGGCTAGTACAACTGCACTAGGGGGTAGGGTTCGGCGCTGCCAGCGTGCTAACGCCACCCAGGGAACCTACTGACATATCCTCAATTTCCTCTATTGTGCTAACCTAATCTTCTACTCACCTACAACCCCCATGCTCACGCTCGCTCTTCTGCTGGCACAAGCCACCCCAATCACCAAAATCGGCAGTTCCTGCCCGTTCGGCTACATCAGCCAAGGCGGTTATTGCACACCAAGCGCTGCACTGGAACGCCGCACACAATCCATCCCCCGCACCAGCGACCCGTGCCCGTTTGGCACCTACAGAGCTGGCAACTACTGCACGTGGACACCCCGCTACTGACGGGGGCAGGGGTTCAATTCCTGTAATACCCTAGAAAGTACCCACCTACATCAAAAATGCCCGACGCTGCTGGAGCACTCACCCTTCGTTACGCGCAAGGCGAAGTTTTCTCCAGCCGAAAACGCTTCAGGGTGTTGGTTGCAGGCCGCCGATTCGGCAAAAGCTACCTCTCCTGCATTGAATTACTGCGTGGGGCGATCGAACGCCCGGGCGAAACCTTCTTTTACGCCGCCCCCACCTACCGAATGGCGAAAGACATCGCCTGGAAGGTGATGAAAAAGCTGGTCCCAAAAGCCTGGATCAAGTCAAAAAACGAAACCGACCTCAAGATTGAGCTAGTAAACGGCTCAACAATCGAACTGAAGGGCACAGAAAACGCAATGGCACTACGCGGCCGCAGTTTGGCCGGCGTGGTGCTGGACGAAGCCGCATTTATGGACAGCGAGGTCTGGTTTGAGGTCATTCGCCCCGCCCTCGCCGACAAACAAGGCTGGGCATTATTCATTTCCACCCCGGATGGCACGGCTAGCTGGTTTTACGAACTGTGGCAATACGCCGATAGCGGCGACGAGGACTGGAGCCGATGGCAATTCACGACGATTGACGGCGATAACGTCCCACCGGAAGAAATCGAAGCTGCCCGCTCCCAGCTGGACCCCCGCACCTTCCGCCAAGAGTTTGAGGCCAGCTTCGAGAATCTCAGCGGCTTGGTCGCCATCAGCTTCTCGGACGAAAACATCGACAAAACGGTACAAGATCTACCCGTTCTACCTCTGCTGATCGGGGTGGATTTCAACGTGGACCCAATGAGTGCGGTCTGCGCGGTTAAAAAAGGCGACGTGCTCTGGGTTTTCGACGAAATCATCATGACGGGTGGCGCCACCACCTGGGATTTATGCGAAGAAATCCAATCCCGCTACGGCGTGGAGCGCCGAATCATTGCCTGCCCGGACCCAACAGGCGGTGCCCGCAAAACTAGCGGCGTTGGCGCGACCGACCACAACATCCTGCGCAAGAGCGGCTTCACAGTTTCAAGCCCCCGCAACCCCTGGAAAATCCGCGACAAGATCACCTGCGTCAACACCGCCCTCCTCGACGCATCTGGAACCCGCCGCCTGTTTATCCACCCAAAATGCAAAGAGCTAATCAAGTCGCTCCGCACGTTGACCTATGCCCCAGGAACAGGTCTCCCCAATAAGAATCTCGGCGTCGATCATGCTTTCGATGCTCTTGGCTACTTGTGCCTTCAAACTTTCAACCTTGCCAAGCCCGAGTCACTCGGAAAAACCAACTATCGTGTGTGGTAAGCCTCCGGCATAGCAGATGGCCGCCAAAAAGCCCAAAAAAGGCCAAAAAAAGGTCGAAAAAGTGATGTCAGAGTATAAATCTGGCGCACTTAAGTCCAGTTCGGGCAAGAAAGTAACCAGCCGCAAGCAAGCCATCGCTATTGCGATGAGCGAAGCCGGCATGAGCAAGAAAAAGAGGAAGAAATAATGGCAAAACGTGGCCTTTACGCCAATATCCAGGCAAAACGCAAGCGCATCGCAGCCGGCAGCGGCGAAAAAATGCGTAAGCCTGGTACTAAGGGTGCCCCCACCGCCGCTGCCTTCAAAGCAGCCGCCAAAACCGCCAAAAAACGGAGGAAGTAATGG